GACTCGACTACTGGGCTGTCGGCGGTTATGACGAGGACTTTGCCGGTTTCTATGGATACAACGACCCTTATCTCCGGTTCCTCTTGGAGCGCGCTGGAATCCGCGAGTTCACCCTCCCAATCCTCTGCACGCAGCACAATGCAGATTGCGTCCTCACCCGCGTGCCGAACAATGAAAGTCTCTACTACCAAAAAATCAAAGAAGGAAGAAGTCATACCTACCTGCGGTTCCCGTGGAAACGGATATGAAAGTCTTAATTTATACATCAATCTTCGGGGATTATGATCCCCCTAAAGATCACCCAGAGCAAAGTATTGACTGCTATTTCATGCGCTTTACCCAGCCGCATGAGGAATTAGGCGAAAATCCACGTTTGCAGGCCAAGTATTACAAGGTGCTTTTACACCGCATATTTGGTGCTGAGAATCATTTCGATTACACGATTTGGATTGATGGCTCAGTTCAGATCACTTCCCCGCACTTTGCCAAATACATGGTTTCTCAAGCCAAAGACTCTTGGGCCATGTTCACCCACCCCTGGCGGGACTGCATATACGACGAGGCTGCCGAAGCTCACGATATGCGGAAATATCTGGACCAGCCGATTCTAGAGCAGATGACCGAGTACCAAGAACAGGGGATGCCGCCTAAGTTCGGGATGACCTCCGGCGGAATCATTTGCAGGAACACCCGAAATATGGCCGTGGTGGGCTTGGATGAGATGTGGTGGAGGGAAATCCTATGCTGGGGCATAAAGGACCAGATACCCCTGCAATACGTCCTGTGGAAAACAGGCCAGTCTGTGCGGCGGTGCGACAAACCGCTATTCAATAACGGGCTATTTACGATTCATGCGGCCCATCGAGCCAAGGAGTACGAAAAATTAAAGCCATCGCCATAGCCACCGTAGACGGTAAGTGCCTGCCGGTCCTTGCGGCTAGTATTACCTTTTATGTCCCGCAGGATGTTGTCGTTTACATTTCCGGGTCAGACATCAAGCTCCCACGGCACAAGACTGTGAATATGCCTAACACCGCCAAGAACTTTGGGGACGCCTTTAATGCGGTTATGGGAAAGGCGTTTGAGGAGCACGACGAGGTGGTGTGCTGTAACGACGATATTGTGTTCAACCCATACACATGGCAGACGCTTGCCAAGGACATTACCAGACTCAGAAGTGAAAATGTCCCCCTCGGCTGGGTCGCGTGCCGAAGCGACTATGCGAGAGGATACCAGAACGTGCGGATGGGGGAAGGCCGGATGAACTTTTTCCGGTACGAGAGCGAGCACAAGATCATCATGGCCGAAATCATCGCCCCGATCTGCGCCTACATCCACCGGGACGCCTGGGTAGACTTCCCTCCCCTGAACTGGTACTCGGACGACGTGCAATGCGTGGATATGGTTGCCAAGGGCTTTTTCCATTTTGTGAGCCGGGCCTACGTCCACCACGTTGGAAGCCAGACTTGTGGATTTGACGCAAAGAATCTTATAGAATCCGCGAAACCTTGGATTCTTGAGAATAGGCCAGAACTCTACAAGCAATGGTTTCCGACGACAGATTGAAAAATTGGGCGTGGTACTGTGCCTGGGGTCACCTTGGCCCAGAGATTCGCACCCAAGCCGCCTCTGCCGAAGGCAACTACGACTCCGAAGATGTTTGGGAGGGCGAGGAACCCCGACTTGAACCGGACATGGTAGACGGGGAACTAATTGAACAGGCGGTCAGAAAACTTCCAGAAAAGTATCGGAAAGTTCTAAAAGCACGTTTTATAATGTATCCGTACCATCTTCAACATACCGTGGCACAAAGACTGCGGATGTCGGTGGACAGGCTTGAAAGTGAACTAGCAACAGCGAAGAGGAGATTATCAAATGAACTCGAAAGAAATCGTCCAAGGAACCCCAGAATGGCTCCAAGCGCGATTGGGGTGTCTGACAGCATCCCGAGCCAATGACGCCTGTGCCGGGGAAACCACGGCAGCGTACCAAAACTATCTCTGGCAACTCGTTGCCGAGCGAGAAACGCAAGTCGTCGAAGAGTCCTACGTCAACGCAGATATGCAGCGTGGAACCGAAAAAGAACCCATTGCTCGCGCCGCCTACGAAGCCCATACCGGGACTTTTGTCACCCAGACCGGATTCTGGCTACACCCAATCAAGTTCTTTGGCGCTTCTCCTGATGGACTGGTCGGGGATGAAGGACTCATAGAGATTAAGTGTCCGAGGACGTCCACACACCTCCGCTACCGTTCAGAGAATAAAGTCCCCACGCAGTACAAGCGCCAGATGATGTGCCAACTGCTTTGCACAGGTAGAAAGTGGGTGGACTTTGTGAGTTTTGACGACCGAGTGCGGGATTCCAAGCAACTGTTCATTATCCGTTTTGAACCCAAGCAAGCAGAGATGGACGAGATGCTAGAGAAGATACAGTCATTCTTAGCCGCCGTTGCAAAGGAGTGCGAGTGAACACCGCTTTGGTGGAGGCTCTAGCGCAAGAATTGTTTGAGGTAATAGATAACTACGGCGACCAGATGCCGGTGGCCGTTGCAGTAGGGGTTTTGGAAGCCGTGAAGTACCAACTTATGAAGCAAGTATCGGAGGATAACGAGTGAGGATTTTAGTGACCGGAGGTGCGGGGTTTATTGCCCACCACCTGATAGACGAACTGCTGGATAACACAGACGCAGAGATTGTCAGCCTTGACCGGCTAGACTACTCTGGAAACCTAAACCGCCTGCATAACGTTTTGCAGTACAGGAAAGACAGAAACCGGGTCAAGATCGTTTACCACGACCTAAAAGCCGAAATAAACCCTCACGTTGCCTCCCACATCGGCAAGGTAGATGTGATCTTCCACCTTGCGGCAGGAAGCCATGTAGACCGTTCTATTGACTTCCCGATGGAGTTTGCGCTAGATAACACCATTGGAACCTTGAACCTTCTGCAATTTGCCCGCACCCAGGACTTGCAACGGTTTGTGTATTTCTCCACAGACGAGGTGTTTGGCCCGGCTCCGCAAGGCGTTTCCTACAAAGAGCATGACCGCTACAATTCCACCAACCCATACTCTGCCAGCAAAGCCGCCGGAGAAGAGTTCTGCGTGGCGTTTGAGAACACCTACAAACTGCCAATCTACATTACCCATACCATGAACGTGTTTGGGGAGAGGCAGTCGCCAGAGAAGTTTATTCCGCTTTGCATTAGGAAAGCACGCGACGGTGACAAGATTACGATCCACGCCGATCCAACGAAAACCAAAGCAGGGAGCAGGCATTACATCCACGCACGAGATGTAGCCTCTGCAATGATATTTTTGCTAAACCGCCCGACAGTAAAGGTTTTAGATTACGGCGGCGCAAAATGCCCTAAGTTCAACATCGTCGGCAGGGAAGAGCTCGATAACTTAAAACTAGCACTTACGATTGCTGAGATTCAGGGCAAGAAGCTGCACTACGAAATGGTAGATTTCCACTCATCGCGGCCCGGGCATGATTTGAGATATGCCTTGGACGGTACGTTTATGAAGTCCTTGGGGTGGGTTCCTCAGATGGATGTCTACGATAGGCTAGAGCAGACCGTTAAATGGAGTTTAACCAACAAGGAGTGGCTATGAACTGGACTGTATTTGTTGTGGATTGGGATTCGCTAGGGCCGATAAAATTTGTGATGTTTGCAACTGCCGTGTTGATTATTAGCGGGTGGCTTGAATGGCGTCGTGGCTGATTTTGGTAGTGATGTTTATCTACGGTGCAATTGCCGTAGATTTTGCGATCAAGGGTAATTGGGCCATGACAATTGTGTGGGGTGGTTACTGTGCAAGTAACTGGGGATTGTATTTACTAAGCAAGGAGGCTTTGTGACACAGACCGACTGGGTAATAAAGGAAGGCAAGCGAAAGTGGATCACACCGCTGGATGCTTACCTAGGATGTGGGTGCTTGCGGTTGGCCGCGAGGATCAAGGATTTGAAAGATATGGGCTACATCGTAGCTACAAAAACGGTTCACAAGAACGGAAAACATTTTGCGGCTTATCGCGTGAAGGAGAGAATGAATGGCTGATTACACAAACTCTGGCGTTCTGTTTAAGAACGAATCGCCCAACGAAAAGGCTCCGGCTTACAAAGGCAAGATCAACGTGGATGGCAAGGAATACGAGCTTGCTGCTTGGCTAAAAGAAGGCAAGAACGGCAAGTACATGAGCCTAAAGGTGCAGGAGCCGCGAGAGAAAAAACCCAAGCCAGAACCGACGTTTGACGAAATACCGGATGACCTCCCGTTCTAATCCGACCCAAGAGTCAGTAAGGCGGCTGTTTGTCTACAAGCGTGGAGTGTTGTTTTGGCGCAACAGACCGCCCGAGGACTTTAAGCGGGTCAATGCTTATAAGATGTGGAATAAGCGGTATGCCCACCGTCCCGCCGGATCAGTAAACTCCCGTGGGTATATTCGGGTTGCCATCTACAAAAGGTACTATCTGGCCCACCGGCTGATTTGGCTCTACCACTATGGGGTGTTCCCTGAGATGCTGGACCACAAGAACGGGAAAAAGGACGATAACCGCCTATCCAATCTAAGGGCCGTAAAATGCTCTCAGAACCTTTGGAACGCGAAGAGGTACTCCCATACCAAGAGCAACATCAAGGGCGTCTACGAGCGGAAAAAAGGGGTTTACGAGGCACATATCTGCGCGAATGGCAAAAGAACTTATATCGGCAGGTTTACTTCTAAGAAAGCTGCGGCAGGAGCGGTCAGATCTGCTCGAAAACTTCTCCACGGCGAATACGCTAGACACGGGTAGTTTTTGTGCAACGCGGGAAGAAATCCACGAGATTATGCTTAGCCAGCATGAAGCCAAGATTGAGGGTCTTGCACGCTATGTGCTGAAGATGAGGACCAAGGCCCAGAGGAGGAAGTGGCTAGATGGGTTTGAGGAAAAAAACGGGGTAGCGATTACAGAAGAATTGAAGGCCAGGATTCTGGAGTTAGCCCAGGAACAGCGCGACCTCAGCCTTGCGCCTGCGGACCAGTCCCGGTAACTCCTTGCCGCCGCCTTTTGTGTAGACTAAAAAACCTTCAGCAATGCTATCCAAGGGTTCATCTCGTAGGATGCGCTGGCGTAGTGTAGAGCGTTGAAACCCTCCGACACCGATGTTGTAGCTAAGAGCGACGCAAGCGTCAAATAAGCCTTGACGCCCAGTAAGATTGGGAGCAAGTCGAAGAACACCACGCTCAAAACTGCCGAGCAGAGCTTTGAAGCGTTCCTCAATCTCCGACTTGGACCAGGTACGGTTGTCTGCATCTCTTAACGGATATTCCTTGCGAATCAAGCCAGTATAACCATCCTTGCGGACCATCGGCAGTTTGATCTGGTCTTGGTAGAGCACCTCGCCAAAACCGCATGTCCATAGATGGGCTGGGCAAAGGTAGGGTTTGTCACGATACCCCTCGAACTGGTGCATCAGGTGGATGCCTTTGTCAGAGGTTTTCACTTCTTTTTGCACTTATCCATGTGATAACGGCGCATATTTCCACCGCCACCAGTTACCCCGCAATGGGGGCAGGTAATTAGCGCACGTTTGCCTTTGCAGGCTTCGCTCAAATTCTTGGTGTAGTCAGGGTTCTGCAATCGTTTTGCAGCGCCTTTGACATAGAGTTCGCGATCACGTTTAACGCCGGTCGCCCCGTTGGCATTTGGAGCTTTGTTATAAAGATCGTCAATAAAACACTCAAGAAATGCCGTTTCTAATTCCTTGGCTTCCTCGATAGTGTCTGTTTGTTTGAGCAACCTAAATTCAAAACCGTCAACGCCATATTTTTTTGCGTCATCGGCATAACCTTGGTAATGCAAAAACAGACCTGTGTTTATGTAGCACTTGTGGTTTATTAGACGAGTTTCAACATTTGATGAACTGCCAATGTAGGCTTTTCTGTTGTGTTTGTTAATTACCGCATAAACGCCAATTGTCATTTTTTATTCCATCCACGAGACCCAAACCAGTAGCCTATGCAAGCTCCTAACATAGCCATTTCATCGTCTGAGAATATCACATTTGTGGCTTCTATAAATTGAGAAACGCTAAGAGTTCCAAGCCCCTCTTTGAACAACAAGAAATAGCACAATCCAATGTTAATCAGCACGAGTTCCAGCACGAAGATGTAGGTCACGGTAGGACGGACGGTTGCTACATAGTTGACCGCCCACTTGCTTGCCTTGTCCATGATCTTTTTGTCATGGTCGAGCGCCGCGTTTTGCATCTGCGCCTCGGACTGCATGGCAACCTGATCTGTCCGAATCTCCTCGATTCTAGCTTGGGCAGCAAAACCTTGAGCCGCCATCTGCAACTGCATTTCGTTTTGCAGTCTAGCGAGGGATAATTCGTGCGCTTGGTCAGACTTGTTTTGAAAAAAGTCTAAGACTTTCGGTAAGCCAGAGATTAGCAAGCCGCCAAGGGTAGAGATCAAAGATAGCATTACATAGCTCCAGTTGCTTTAAGAATTCCATATACGATTGCAGAAGCGAGCAGAAGGCCGCCCCACTCTCGTCTTGCCTGCATACGGTT